CGGCAATACGCATTACGTGCCGTTCCAGAATTTCGGCGCGGCTGGCGTGCCGATGGCGATGGCGGCGCTGCTGACCGACTCCGGCAAACGCCAAAAGGACCTGGTCGACGAGGACGAGCTCACACGGGCGGTCACCGGGGTGGGGGCCTACGTGCTCGACAACACCTTCCTGCAGGGGCTGTCGGATACGGTCAACGTCCTGCACGACCCGGAGCGGTACGCGCCGAAGTTTGTCGAGGGCCTCGTCGCCAGCTACGGGCCGTACAGTGCGATGGGCCGCCAGGTCCAACGGGCCTATGGCGTGGCCGCGCGCAACCCGCGGGAGGGATTCCAGGGCTTTGTCGACGCGATGGCGGCGGATTATCCGGGGGTGAGTGGGACAGTGCCTGAGGCCACGACGGCGCTGGGTGAGCCACGGTCAATGGGCGTCAGCGGGATCGGCGCGTTCGTGGCGCCGGTGCGCTCGAGCCTCGAGGCCGACAATGCGACGTTGCGGATGCTGCGCGAGAACGATGTCAGCCTGCCGCCGGCGCCCAAGGCGATCAACCTCGGCCGCGGCCAGTCGATCGAGTTGTCCGAGGCCGAGCAGGACCAGGTCAAGCGGGCGCGCGGCGCGGCGATCCAGCAAGCGGTCAAAGACGTGCAGCAGTCGCGGGCGTGGCAGGGCGCCGACCTGACCACGCGGAATGCCCTACTCAAGCAGGCCGTGAATTACGGGACGCAGACCGCGAACATCGACTTCTACAAGAACCTCTCGTCGACCGACCTTCAGACACGGGCGAAGGCGCGCGCGGTGCCTGAGCCGTACTACATTGGGGGCGCCTCGTAATGCCCTACAACTCGAAGCAAGACGCCGTTACCCAGGTCTTCGGTCCCGGTTGGCGGTCGGTTGGCGAGCAGCCGAATACGGTCAACGTCCAGAACCCGAATGCGGGGCGACCGGGTGAGCCGGCGCAGATCCCCTCGACGAACGGCATTCTGATCTCCGTCCAGGGCCCGAACGGCGAGACGGACAGGTTCGTCATCAAGGAGGTTGGCAACAACCCCAACACCAAGGGCGGCGTCGGCTTTGACGTGGTCGAGGGCCCGACCAAGAACGTGCCCCAGGCGCCGACCGCGCCCAGTGGGCTCAGACGCTTGGACGCGCAGTTCAAGGAAATTACCGATCCTGCGCAGCCCGCGGTCTACGTCCAGGACCCGAAGGGCGGTGCCCCGCTCAAGCTCGAGCCCGACCAGACGATGGGCGACCCGTCGACCTGGACGAAGATTCCCAACCCGAACGACGCGTCCCAGACGCTGGGGTTGTGGGACGGCAAGAGCGGCAAGATGGCGGCGACGGTGCCGCAGACCGCGGGCGCGAAGCCCACGGGCAAGTACGCCAACATCACCGATCCGAACGACCCCAAGGGCAAGCGGGTCATCGGCATGGTCGATACCGGCGACCAGTCGTGGCACGCCGTGTCGGCCGATCCCAACCTGCCCGGGCGACAGATCATCACCACGCCGACCGCGGTCTATGCCGTCGATGCCGAGAACAACGTCTCGAAGCTGGTCGACATCGATAAGACCTCGCCCTTCCAGGCGGTGGTCGTCGACGGCAAGCCGTATCGCTTCGATCCGAACGCGGGGACGTGGACGCCTGGGCCAGTCAATGCCCACCCCGACATCGTCCACAACGGCGTCAAGATGGTCTGGACGGGCTCGGACGAGGACGGTAAGTACGCCTATCCGCCGGGGGTCGAGCCGCCCAAGACGATGACCGGCGCGGGCACCACGTCGCAGCAATTGATCTGGTACGACGCGGTCACGGGTGAGGAGATTCGGCGGGCGCCGAACCCGAACTATCAGCCGCAGCAGCCGAACATCCCGGCGACGAACCTGTCGGCGCCGAACATCCTGATCGAGGACCCCGACCACCCTGGCAAATTGAAGTGGGTGCCCAACGAGGGGCGGGTCACAGTCGGCGAGGCGACGCAGAACCTGATTCGCGACCTGACCGGGCAGACGGTCGACGCGAACCACCCGATGACGCTGGACGAAGCCAAGACGATCATCGAAACGGCGACGACGCGGATGACCGCGGAGGCGCAGCAGGCGGCGACGGCGACGACCGCGGCGAGCACGGTCCTGGCGAACCAGCGCGAGGGGGCGCAGACCGGCGCCAGCCTGATCAATCAGCGTGTCCAGGCGGCGCAGGGCATGCTTGGGCAGGTCCTCGGGCTGGCCCAGTCGGGGCAGAGCTCGGGTGGTCTGGGCGGCGGACTGCACAACGCGCCGGCGGGCCTCGGCGAGGCGCTGGTCGGCGGCATCGGCGGCTGGACCGCGGAGCTCGGGGGCGGGCAGGGCGTCTACGACGCCGCGGCGCGCATGGTGACGGCGGCTGACCCGCAGAACGGGCGCAGTCCCGAGGCGCAGGCGGCGTATGGCGTGCTGACGCAGATGCTCGAGCGGTACCAGCAACAGACCGGGCGGCCCCATCCGGCGGTCATGGCGTCGCAGGCAGCAAGTCAGTCGCAGCAGGTGGGGGGGATGGTGGCGCCGGCGACGATGATGGCCCCGGCACCCGCGCCGGTGCCGGTCCAGCCCGCAGCCCCACCGGTAGTGGCCGGGACGCCGTACAAGCCCGGCTGGCCGGGGAGCGACCCGCGGCTGTCGGGCATCTTGAATCCGCTGGCGTTCACGGCGCCGGTCACGGTGGAGGTCTAACGATGCCGGTCTATCCGAATCCCGCCGGCGGCTCGATGACCGTCGCCAATGAGGCCGAGGCGCGGGCGGCCGGCTGGACGCCGAGCATGGGCACGTTCGGCATCAACTCGGGCTACGACCCCGGGCAGTCCTACGCCGGCCAGGTCACCAGCGGGGGCGGCGGCGCGGCGCCGACGGTGGCGGCGCAGAGTTCGCAGCAGCTCGCTAGCGGCATCAACTCGCTGCTCGGCGCGATCGCCTCGGGCAACAAGGAAGCCTTCAACGAGGCCGTCCGCCAGTTCAACGCCACCTTTGGTCTCGATCAGGAGAAGTTTGCCGAAGCGACGCGCCAGTTCAACCAGAACTACGGCTTGGCCCAGGGTGGGCTGACGGGGACGTACCAGAACGCGCCGACGCTGGCGGCCCAGGCTCAGTACGCGGGGCTGTACGGCAATGCGGGACTGCCGCCAACGCCGGGCATGACGACGTTGAACGCTCAGCAGCAGGCGTTCGGCCAGCAACAGGCGCTTGCTGAGCTGTACGGCACGGGATACGCCAATTGGGGGCAGGTCCCCGGCAATCAGCAGACGCTCGCGGCGCAGAACCAGGCGTACACCCAGCAGATGGGCATGATCAATTCGGCCGCGGCGCTGCAAGCCAACCCGTTCCGCCAGCAGCAGGCGCTGGGGCAGATGAACCAACTGCTCGGCGGGCAGGGCGTGGCCGGCTTCCAGGCGCCAAACGTGGTCGGCGGCGTCGGCGTAGCCGGCGGCAACACTGCCGGCGGGATGGGTTACCTGCAGCAGATGATCGACGACATTCGTGATCCGACCGCGAACCAGGCGTCGATGACGCAGATCATGCAGGGCATTCCGACCCCCAACAAGCTCAACTCGACGGAGTTTCTGCGGGCGGCGCCCAGCACCCAGAGCATGGTCTTGCAGGGGATGCAGGAAAAATACGGGCTCAACCCGGAGGACGCGCAGAAGCAGATCCTGGCGACCTTGCCGCAGTTCAAGGCGCCGACGACGATGGGCGGGTACCAGCGATGAGTCCACTCAAGAAGGGCAGCTCGCAGAAGACGATCTCGAGCAACATTCGCGCCGAGATCAAGGCCGGGCGACCGCGGGATCAGGCGATCGCGATGTCGATGCGGGCGGCCGGCAAGCCGAAGCCGAAGAAGTGAACCGTCGCTGTCGCTGGTATCCGTCGCGCACCGTGTTCCGCTGGCGCGCGTTCATTGGCTGTGCCAACTTTGAGCGGCACTTCACCTGGAGATACGCATGACGATGGACGACCGCGGCATGCACCCGGACCTGCTCGAGGAGGCGCTGGCTGAGCAGGAAGCCGTCCAGGACGCGCCGCAGGCCCCTGAGCCGCGCGGGCGACGCGGTGGGCGGGCGCGGGCGCAAAGTGCGCCGGCGGCCACGCCAGAGGCTCCGGCCGAGGCACCGGAGAGTGATGCGTCCTCACCCACATCGGGTGAGGCGCCAGACTGGCAGGCGCAGGTTCGCGAAGCCTTCGAGCGCGATCCGATTGAGGCCTACAGGTTGCTGAACAAGAACCTGCCGCGCGATGTCATCGAGAAGGATGATGTCATCAGTGGGCTGGTCGGGCACAAGGCCGACGCCATGCTCCGCGCGCGGCAGCAGGCTGAGCTCGAGCGCCAGAAGCACGAGGCGGCCGAACGCGGCGACCTGTATTCGCTGGGCGAGATGACACAGCGCGAGCTGCAGGAGCAACAAGCCGCGCTGCAGGCCCAGCAGCAGCAGGGCAATGGCACCTTTATGGACGGTGTCGTACTCTTCCAGCAGACTCTCGACCCAACCATTCAGGAAAAGGTCGCGGGCAAAACATTCGGCGCAGGCAAAGGTCAAGCCGCAGGGGTCGCTGAGTATCTCCAGTTCATTGTCGACGAACGAGCCAAGCTCGCCGAGGCTGAGTTTCAGCGTCGCGAGTCTGCCCTTCGCAAGTCGATCCTGAGCGAGGTCAATGGCGACGAGCCGGTACCCGAGCGCGAATCTGGAACCCCCGGTCGCGTCCGCGAAGTCACCGACGAACAAATTGAGGCGATGACCATGCAGGAATACAACGCCCTGTTTGATGAGGCGGGGCGACCAAAACCGGGGGTACGGCATCGAGCCACTCGAGGCATCCCCCTGACACAACGCTAGGGGGTCCCCTCGTGGCCGTAGGTGCAACGGAATTCGTCGACAAAACGATTGCCGACGGGGTGTTCTCGCCCGATATCTGGTCGAAGCAGGTGCTGCGGGCCACCGAGTCGAATCTCGTTCTGGCGAAACTGGTCAACCGCGGCTTCGAGGCCGACGCGACGGTCGGCAAGACCGTCAAGGTTGCCTCTATTGGTAATCTCGCCGCGCGGGCCAAAGCGGAAAACACGGCGATCACGTACGAGTCTGTCGCTGAGACGGCCGTCACGATCACGCTCAACCTGTGGAGCTACGCGGCGCTCGGCATCGAAGACATCGTCAAGGTCCAGAGCATCATCGATGTCCAGAACGAGTATCAGCAGAAGCTGGGCTATGCGATTGCGCAGGACATCGATACCAAACTCGCCGCGGACCTGGGCGGCTTTTCGAGGACTGTGGGCACCCTCGGTACGGCCGTGTCCGATGCCAATGTGCTCGCCGCGGTCAAGTTGCTCGACGATGTCGACGTGCCGCAGACCGAGCGGTACTTTGTTATGAGCCCGGCTGAAAAGGCGGCCAAGCTGGCCCTCGATCGCTGGTCGAATGCGTTGTATATCGGCAACGGCAACATGCCGACCAAGTCCGGCGAGCTGGGCCGCATGTATGGGCTCTACCTGTACGTCACCACCAATCTGGTGAAGCCCGCCGGCGGGCAAGCCAACAACGCCATCTTCCACCGCGACGCCATCGCCCTCGTGCAGCAGCGGAGTCCCAAGTCGCACCTCTTCTACGACATCGATGTCTTCTCCTGGAAAATGGCCGTCGAGGTCATCTACGGCCACCAGGAAATGCGCGACAACTTTGGCGTGCTGGTCCTCGGGGCGTCCTGATGCCCGCGGCGATTACGGGGAACCCGTTTCTCGACGGGTTGCTCGAGCGCGCCCCCGCGGCACCGTCCACGCCGCGGCGGGGCCAGGACTACAACTACCCGCTGCGGATGTACCTGTTGCCAGACGGGCGCGTTGAGCGGCTGCAGGGCGATCCGCACAACCGGGCGTACTACGAGGACAAGGGCTACCACCTGCTCAGCGATGTGCCCGGACGAGACGGGCGACTCTCGGAGGTCGAGCAGTACCAGCAGGTCGAGTACCCGAAGCTACTCGCTGAGCAGCGGGAGAAGGCGACCATCATCAACGCCATCCGCAAGGCCGGCGAGCGGGACCGCAACCTGAGTTTCGAGGACGACTTTGACAAACTGAGCCTGGACGAGCTGAGGGCCGAGCTGAAGCGGATTCAGGACGACTACGGCAAGCCGATCAGAATTTCGCGGTCGCGGGCCGCGGAGCGCGAAGAAGCAGCCCGTGACCGGCAAGTAGCCGGGATTGAGACGGCCGACCAAACGTCGATCGAAGCGCTCGAGCAGCGCCGGCAGGCGCGGCCCCCGGCCGGGAGGTAGACATGGCCGAGACGAGTAGCGAATACGTGTTCCCACCGGCCGCGGCGTCGAGCAAGGAAGTGCTCGAGACGAAGCCGAACAAAGCCGCGGATGCAACGAGCGGACCCGACGCCCAGGTGTCGCAAACCGGCTACGTGACGTGGACTCGGCCAGACGGCGGCACGTTCATCGCGCCCGTGGCGAATAGCGAGACCTACGAGCGCAAGGGCTACAAGAAGGGTGCCGAGCAGGACATCCCCGACATCGTCGCGTGGAACGCCGAGAATGCGGCGACGGAGCCCGCGAAGCCTGAGGCCGAGGCCAAGACGGCCACGACGAAGGCGCCCGCGGAGAAGACCTGATGCCGGTCGACGGCGGCTCGATCGCGTCGCAGACCGGGGCAGCCGGTGGGCTGTGGACGCATACGCCGGTCGACTGGCGCGGCAACGAAAACGCGCAGCCCATCGCGCCGGGCGGGTGGCCGACCAGCGCTAGCGCGGCGACCCCGCCGGCCGGGTCGGTGGCGAACGGCGGCGGCCTGGCGCCGGTGATCTCGGCGATCTCGGTGTCGGGCATCACGACGACCGGCGCGACCATCAACTTCACCCTGGCGCCCAGCTCGGCGAACCAGGTCGAGTACGGGCTGACGCTAGCCTACGGCTTGATGAACGTCGAGGGTTCCGGGACGGGGCCGCAAACCAAACCGCTCAGCGCGCTGACGGGCGCGACGCTGTACCACTACCGCATCCGCGCGACGGCCAACGGCATCACCACCTATACGACCGACCGCACGTTCACCACGTCCTAGGAGGAGCCCAAGAATGAGTGACGAGCGCACGCCCGATGTGATCGACGGCGCGCGGTTCCTGGGGCTCTCGCAACGAGAGGGGATGCGCGAGCTCGGCATCACCAGCGAGCAGGCGTATACCCGCGCGTACCGCGATGTGGAGGCGGCGGTGTACGCCCGTGACAACCGCGCGGCGCAGGGCGGCGTCCGCGCGCCGATCGTCATCAAGCGGGCGGGGGCCAAGGTGACTGATGCCTAAGGCGACCAGGAAGCAGTGATGTGCCCGGTCCCGGTGCCGCACCCGACCGCGTTCAGGGATTCCTGGGCGGCATGGCGCCGACGATCACGGTCAACCAGATCTTGGCCGCGATGGTTGCCGTCTCGACCGGTCGCGTCCGTGTCGTTCGGTGCGTCGCCACGTCGGTCGGAGCCGCGGGCTCGACCGTGATCGACATGCGGCGGAACGGCGTCAGCATGTACCGCACCGCAGCGCAGCGGCCGACGCTGGTGGGGACGGCGAGTGGACAGTTCTCTGCGTTCGCTCCGGACGAGCAAGCGTTCCAACCCGGTGACGTGCTGAGTCTGATCGTCGCCACATCCGCCGGGCATGGTGGGGTGATTGCCACGGCCGCCCTCGAGGAGCCCTGACAGATGGCGAACGCGCTGTTCAATCCTGGCCGCGAAGGCTTTCTGCTCGGTGAGATCGACTGGGATACCGCCACGATGAAGGTCGCGCTCGTCCGCAGCTATACCTTCAACGCCGCGCACAAGTTCGTCTCGGACGTGACCACTGCCGGCGGCGTGCTGCACGCCACCGGCGCTGCGCTGGGCACCAAGACGGGCACGAGCGGCACCGCCGATGCCGCTGACTTCACCTTTACTGCGCCGGCAGCCAACGCGAGCGGGCATAGCCTGCTGTACTTCCAGTCGAGTGCCGTGACGGGCGGCGGCGACGTGGCGGCGACGCTGCAGCGGCTGATTGCCTGGGTCGATACCGGGACGGGCTTGCCGGTGGTGCCGAACGGGGCCGACATCCAGGTCATCTTCAACGCGAGCGGACTCTTCACCTTATGAGCGGGTTGTTCACGCTGTAGCCCCAGGCTATGGGTGGCACGTATGGCTGTCTTGAGACGTACACCTACGGACAACTCGAGGCGAACACGTATGCCCAGCTCGAGACGCTGGAGTGCCGCAGTGTCGCGCCGAACGCCATTGGCACCGCGGCGCAGGTCTATCAGCCAACCGTTGTTCAACAGGTCCGTCCTAATGCGATTGGCACTGGCGAGCAGGTCCACGCGCCGTCGGTTGGACGGAGTCTTCAGCCGGGCGGCATCGCGACCGCAGAGCAGATCTATGGGCCAACCGTCAGCCTCCCCAGCGCTGGTCAGGTTCGCCCGAATGCTATTCCGACGGCCGAACAGGTCGCGGCGCCCGTTGTTCGCCTGCAGCTCCAGCCGAATGCCGTTGCGACCGCGGAGCAGGTCCTTGGGCCGACCGTCGTTCAGCAGATTCTGCCGAATGCGATTGGGACTGCGGCGAGTGTTCCGTCCCCAACGCTCAGCCTGCCGACACCTGGCGCCGTCAATCCGGGCCCGATCGGTAGCGGCGAGCTGGTCTATGCGCCCACGGTTCTGCAGCAGGTTCTGCCTGGCACCGTCACGACGGGCGCGGCGGTCTATGCCCCGACACTCAGCGTTCCGACTGCGGGACAGGTCAACCCTGGCCCGATCGTCAGCGCTGAGGTTGTCTATGCCCCAACCGTTTTCTTTCCCGGCCTCGCCGTCCTGGTCTATCCGGAGTGGATCGGTCCACTCGGCGTGGTCTTCGGGCCGTGGGTCGGCTTCCCGGCTACGCCGCCGCCGCCCCCGCTGGTCTGGGTTAGTCCCGCGCCTGGAGTCTCCCTCATGCCTGCGCTGACGAATCGTCCGCCGCCGCTCAGTCCCGCGGCGCACCCCCTGAGCGCCCCGTTGACGAGGGTAGCGACCACGGCTCCGCAGTCGCTGACGGTCGTCACGGCGCCCTCGGCCCCGCCGCTCGCGGTGACGGCTACCCCCGCGGCACCACCGCCGCTGCAGAGGATGCCGTAGGTGCCGACGCTCGCCGAGTACCGCCGGGTCGTCGCGGTCGAGTCGGGCCCCTATATCGGGCCGGAGAGTTACGACGTGCGCGCGACGAGCG